AAGTGACCCAAAAATTCTTGTAGACCATGCAGACGGAAACGGATTAAATAATCAAAGGGAAAATATTAGAATCGCAACAAATACACAGAATCAAATGAATAAGGTAAATTTCGGAGCATCTAAATATAAAGGTGTTACATTTCATAAAAGATCTGGAAAATGGGTTGCTAGAATCCAGATGAATATGAAGTCTAAATATTTAGGATTGTTTAAATCAGAGGAAGAGGCTTTTGAGGCATATAAAGAAGCTTCAAGAGAAATGTTTGGAGAATTTGCCTATCTTAATAGGTAATATATTTTTGCCCCCACCAAGGGATGGTAGTGGGACTTCTAATCCTACAATGAGGGTTCGATGCCTTCTGGGGGCGTATTTGCCCACATAGCCAAGCGGAAAGGCACTGGTCTACGAAGCCATGATCAGAGGTTCAAATCCTCTTGTGGGTGTATGGTAATATTACTTATCGCTTTTTCTATTGATTGAAGTGAACACTGACGAGTGAAGATCACAACCGCCGTTGAGTGCGGATATGTGATAAAATCAATAGGCGCGTGGATTGGTAGCTGAGATAGATTAGCGTAGGTTTGAAACACCTAAGAGGTTGGTGCGTTACCAACTCAATCCATATTGAAGGGGATTAATTTAAAAGTAGAAGGCGGGCTTTGGACGCTTGTGGAGCAGGGGCAGTACCTGCATCTCCTATATTTTTTGTTGATTTAATGAGAGGAACAGTCGTAAGATTGTTCCTTTTTTCTTATCTTTTTCGATACTCATAATTAAGACTTGACAAATGCAAAATAAAATGATATAATATACTTGTTGATTAGATGAAGGAAATAATACATACGCATTTTTGTAAGCGTTTACAAAACTTTTTAAGAGAAAAAGGGTGAATACAAGATGGCTAAGAGAGTACATTCAGTTAGCTTTAAGGGTATTCTTCACGATGATCATATCATTGAGGAACTTGGGAAGAACGATGAACCAAGTGAATACTACAGCTTAATCAAGGAACTTGAGAACTTCAAAGGTAAGATGGTTTCTATTACGATTAAGGAAGAGAATATTGTGGAGCAAGAAGAATAGGGTTGGTGAATAAGATGGGTGAATCCTCAAATTATCGCACATACCTTAATCGGAAAGGCGAAACAGTAAGTGTAAGCAAATCACACCTAGATGTTGCTGTAAAATTGAAGATTGAGTTGCAGAAAATGTCTCCTTCACTTCGTTGTGATTGGAAAAAGCATAAGGCAATGATGGAGGTTGAAGGATACGATGCTTCGGACACTAATGAATCGTATCGTTGCCTTGTCAAAGACTACCAAAGAGAAATTGGACTACTTAATCCTCTATGTAAGCACGTGGATATGGTTGCGGAGTCAAAGCTTGCTTCTTTGGACAGATTGCTTGGTGAATTATATAGCGAAAAGCGTGAGGCGCAATTAGCCTTATCTGAGATTAATAAATTCCGCAAAGACTTTCATTTAAGCAAAGAGATTGCAAATGAGATTATTAGTGAGTTTAAGAATTTTAAGATTCCTAAGCCTGTTAATTTTGTGCAGACTGACGAATTTATTGTTAGTAGGGGCAAGGCAATTGTTGTCTTGACTGACTTGCACATAGGAGTAGTTATTGACAATGTATACGGTAACTACTACAACTATGAGATTGCTAAGAAAAGAATGAGAGCTTATTTGTCTAAAGTTATAGATAATTGTAAGCGCTTCCAAATCACCGATGTAAAAGTAATTGGCCTTGGTGACTTTGTAGAACATGTGAATATGAGATATAAGCAAAGCGCAAACGCTGAGTTTAATCTAGCAAAGCAAATTTTAAAGGCAAGTGAATTGGTTATAGAGTTCCTAGTTTCCCTAAGTCAACACGTTAAAGTTGACTATAGCGGCATTGCAGGAAATCATGATAGATTGCAAGGAGATAAGAATATTGCATTTGACGATGATAATGCAAACGTGATTATCAATAGCAATGTTGAGAAGTATATTGAGTTCTACAAATCTAAAAATCTTACTTACACTCCTACGGCAGATGGTGCTACGGAAATCAATGTTGAATTGAATGGTAAGAAGATTAAGTTAGTTCATGGTCATATGGACGAAGGTAATAAGCGCGATAGAATGAAGGGTTACATTTCAATGCAAAACGAGTTTTTCGATTGCTTGGTGTATGGTCATTTGCACAATTACAACGTACAAGAGTCTGATCATGGTAGAATGACCGTTGGTGTTGGTTGCTTAAGTGGACGCAATGACTATAGTAAGACGTTTCAGTGTGCAACTAATGCTTCTCAGATGATGATGGTAATTACCGATGACGGTGACTTAATTCCAATGAAAATTGACCTGCAGAATGCGGCATAAGGAATGAGATATTATGAATTGTGATTGTTTTATGTGCAAGACTCTTGATTTAGATACTCCACAAGAGATCATCGAGACTTGCTTAGATAGCTTCAAGGGCAAAGAGAATATTACGGCTGATGAATTAAGAGAAGCACTTCGTACAATGTTTAACGAAGGATACCGTATTGGTTACATTACATGTACCGCAACTAGACTTGAAGAAGATATGAGTACACTCAAATATTTAACAAATAACTGGAATGACTAAAAGGATTTTAAGAATGTCTAAGTCCGCAAATGGCGATTAGCTTAGATGTTCTATAAAGTCCTTTTAGGCATTTGCAAGAGGGGATTTTATGGCGAGACACGTTAACGCTAAGAAGGATACAGAGTATAAGTTCTGTATTAAGTGTAGGAAAGAAAAGCCAAAAGCGGTAAATTTCTACACGTCTGATAGCCCATTGTTTGAAGATGGAAGAGTGCCACTTTGCAAGAAATGTATTCAAGACGAAATTAATGTCGCAGACATTAACACAGTTAAGAAGATGTTGCGGCAAATTGACAAGCCTTTCATTGCTATAGAATGGCAAAAGTGTCTTGAGTCTGGCAAAGAGCCTTTTGGTTGGTACTTAAGACAGATTTCCTCCCTACATCAATACAAGGGAATGGGTTATGAAGATAGTATAGATGGTAAGGTTGACGCTTATGGGTATAAGCTACAAAATGATCTTCTAACGGAAGATGATATTTTTGAGAAGCCTACTATCGAAATTATACGTAAGTGGGGTACTGGATATTCGAATAAAGAATATTACGAATTAGAGAGTACATGGAAGGAAATGTCAGACGCAAATGATATTTCGACTCCACAGCATAGAAAGCAATTGATTTATTATTGCAAAATTGCAATTCTACTAGATAGAGCAATTGATGAAGGCGACCCACAAAAGATTGAAAGACTTAATAAGCAATTCTTAGAGATTCAAAAGAACTCAGGTTTTCGTCCTATTGACCGTAAGAATGGTTCCGAAAGTAGTGGCATTAGAAGCTTCGGAGTAATTTTCGAAGAAGTAGAACGTGATGGTTTTATTGAGCCTTGGGATATTGAGGTTACGCAAGATATTGTCGATAAGACAATTCTATATATGGCTAATTATACTAGAAAGCTTCTTAATATGGATTCGCTTTACGAGGTTCCAGATGATGCGCCTCAAGTAGATGGTGATGAATAATGGGCATCCAGCAATTTATCAATAACTACAAGAAGCCTGAGGAAGTTACGAAAGATTTTTCCAAGAAGCAAGCTAGTGTTAGATCATTCCAAGAGGCGAAAGTTGATTGGAGAAAGTATTGTTCATATTGGAGAGCATATCCAGATAGATTTATTGATTTCATCAAGCCTGAAGCTTGTGAGATTGATTTATTTTTCTATCAAAGGGTTATGATGCGGATTTTGTTTAGATACCAACGTGTTTACTTTACGTTCACGCGTGGTACGGCAAAGTCATTCACTCAGATATTAGCTTTATATCTTAAGTGCATTATGTACCCTGGTGCTGAATTATTTATATGCGCACCTGGTAAAGAGCAAGCAGCAAAAATTAGTCAGGCCAACATTGAGAAGATATGGGGCTTCTTCCCAATACTTCAAAATGAAGTTGATAAGGTAATCTTCCAAAATGACTATACTAAGATTTACTTCCACAATGGCTCAAAACTTGAGGTTATTCAGGTTGCTCAGAGCGCACGTGGTGGACGTAATAATGGTGGAGCAATAGAGGAAATCGTTGATGAAAAGATGAAGAAAGACGTTCTCAACGAAGCGGTTATCCCACGTATGGCTAATGATAGGATAGCTAAGTGTAAGGGGTATGATCCTCACGAAGTTCATAAGTTTGAATGGTATATTACGACAGCAGGAACACGTCAAAGCTTCGCATTTGAGAAGATGAAAGAAGTTCTACAAGAGATGGCACAAGGCAAATCAGCGTTCAATCTTGGTGCTGGTTTTGAATTAGCATCCATGCATGGTCAATTGAGTATTCATTTTATTAATGACCTAAGAGATAGGCCAACATTTAACCCACTTTCTTTTGCAAGAGAATATGAATCCATATGGACTGGAACATCTGACAACTCATTGGTTCAGATTGATGATTTGCTAGAGTCCAGAGTGTTGTCTAAAGCGGAAGATAAAGCGGTAAATGATAGAAACGTTGAGTATGTCTTGGCATATGACGTAGCACGTGCAGAAGGCTCACAAAATGCTAACTGCGCATTAGTAGTTATTAAGATCATACCTAAATCAGATGGCACATATTCAAAGCATCTAGTTAATCTTTATTCGTTTGAAGGCACGCACTTCTTGGAACAAGCAAAGTTCGTGAAGCAAAAGGTTAGAGATTTCAATGCAAGAGTCCTAGTAGTGGACAGTAATGGCGCTGGTAAAGGTTTGGTTGACGTATTGGTTACGGATATTGATGAAAATCCTCCATACTCAGTAATTAATGATGAACGTTATGACAAGTACAAGCAACCAGATGCGGTTCCTATGGTTTATGCATTAAGTTCAAACACGAAAGAAAATAAAGCAAGTGATATTCATAACGTATTCGTAAACATCATCAGTACAAAGAAGGTTAAGTTACTTCAACAAGAATCAGCAGCGAAAGCTGAGATTGATCGTAAGATTAAAGATTCCGAAGTTAAGGCTAAAATGCTTATGCCTTACATTATGACTGATTTACTTTGCGAAGAGATTATGAACCTTGAATATAAGCAGTCTGGTAATCAGACTCAAATAAAGCAGATTTCGCGTTCTATAAATAAAGATAAGTTCTCAGCATTTGAATATGGTCTGTACTATATTTACACACTAGAAAAGCAAAATCAAATCAAGAAACGCGAGAGAGCAGATGCATGGAAATTCTTTGCGGTTAAGCCAGCGAAGATAAGATAATGTGGAAGGGGGTTTGTGAGTTTTGGATAACAAAGATGAAAAAGTAGTTCCTAGAAAATCTGCTATTTTACTAGACTTCGCTAGTGTTCAAAAGTTTATTACTAGAGATATGACGAAGAATAGATACAGAGAAGTTTACTTTTTAAAGTATTCAAAGGAACAGGTTCTAACATTCGTCCAAAACCCTTCTAGGTATGAACGACAATTAAGAGAGATTAGTAATAATCTTTATAATATTAGTCCTCAATACAAAAGGCTAGTTAATTACTTTGTAACGATGCCTACATTTGCATATATTGTTGAACCTTATGGGTTTGACCCTGATAAGGTTAATAAGAAGAGTTTTAAACAACAATATCGCAAGATTTTGGACACGATTGAAAATATGAATATCAAGCATGAGTTCCTAAAAATACTTCAAACGGTGTTTATCGAAGATGTGTTTTATGGCTATGAACACGCAGCAAAAGATACATATTTCATTCAGAAGTTAGACCCATATTATTGTACGATTACTTCAATAGAAGATGGATGTTATAATTTCTCATTCAATTTTCAATATTTCGACACTTATCCAGATAGATTGGAAGCGTTTCCAGACGAGTTTAAAGTGAAGTATGCAGCTTATCAACAAGATAAAACGCAAAAGCTTTTATGGCAAGAATTGGATTCGACAAAAACAGTTTGCATCAAAGCTAATGAGCATTTTGATTATGCATTCCCGCCATTTGCTGGGTTATTCGAAAGCATC